CCTTCTTTAGGTATTCTCCTGCAACCTCAGCTAGGCGGCGGTAGAACACCAAGCTATGCCACTCGGTCTTTTCCTGTTTTTCCCCAGCCTTGTCCTTCCATGTTTCGGAAGTTGCAAGCGTGGCGTTGGTCACCGCTTCACCGCTGGTCATGTAGCGGGTTTCTGGGTCTTTTCCCAAGCGGCCCACCAAGATCACTTTATTAACTGACATTTGCTACTCCTTCCGTTTGTTTTTCTCGTTGAATTCTCCAGCACTCACCGGCGCGCGGCTCATCGTGTCCGCATTCGCATTGCGCGCTGTTCTTGCATGGAACTTTGTATCCCGGTTCGCAGGTTATGAAGCTGCTCGAATCGCATGGCGCAAGATCATCGATTTGACATGCGCACTCACCAGGGCAGAACAGGCCGTCATAGCCATATCGCTTTAGATGTGCGGCAACCACCTCTTTGACGTTCACGCTACCGCTCCTTCAATGGCTATTGAGGTCGATTCGTCTGTCGCAGCAAATTTACCCGGTTGCCATGAGAGGATTGATTTGCTTGCGCGTATCGCCTCATTCAATTTAGCGAACGCCTCTTCAATCTCAGGTGGCAAATCGCCGTCTTCCGGCAAGTCATCGGTGTAATGATCGTTGGCATCAATCTCGCTGGCGTAGCAAGGAACGGCGATAACCAGACACAGTTCTTTCGGAGTGCATTCGTGTTCATCGCAATATTCAGCCAAGCGATCAGAATCTTGAATCCAGACATCGTGCGATTCCGAATAAAGCATGTCGGTACCATTCCAATCAGCGCGCGGCATGACCGCATATTTCTCTACCCTCGCTTTTTCGGAACAGTCTCGGCAGTAGCTGCGAACTGAAATAAGCGCACCACATTTACCGCATGGGCGATGCGTGCAACCGTCGTAGCGCGCCATGTGCTCATCGTTACCAAAGAATCTTCCCGCTCTTGAAACCCAGCCGGTTACTGTCTGAATACTTGCGGCCTCTGGCGAGTCGTAAGCTATGATTTGTTCGCTCATGCTGCTACCTCTGGCATCTTCACGAATTCATAGACGCTTTTCACTTCAGCATGAATAAACTTTCCAGCAGATTCGGCGGCAAGTAGTTCTTCGTACAATTTCGCCGGGACTGCCTTGTAGTGATACGTCCCGCCGTTTTTGTATTGAACGGCGAGGGTGCTGGTGGCGGCGTCATAGCCATGCGCGATCACTTGGCTTGAGTTGGTGCATGGGGTCATCGCAATCTCGACGCGCTCAATTACTTCAAACTGTCCACTCATCCATTCAGCTTGGAAATTTGGTGTCGGAGCATCTGCGATCTTGATCTGATGCCCGTCGAAGTCGCTCCAATTCATGTTTCCTACTGCCCAGTCCTGCACGTCGTATGGGCTATTCTCGAACAGGGGTAAAGTGTCCTCTTCCAAGCTGCGCTTAATATCTCCGTCGAACTCGCCGGCGTAATGTTTGGCGCGATTCCATGCGATCATTTCAACAGGCACGCCCCATTTCTGGCCGTTGGATAGGGTTATTTGCAGGTATTTCATCTATATCTCCTTTGTCATTTCAATAATTACTGGGCCGTCTCTCATGTCACCGGTCATGCGACCATCAAGTGCTGCTATTTCTGATGCGTTCATGTTTCGCCATTTCGAGATTGCGAAGTCACCGCGAAGAAGGCCGCGAGGCTTTCCCTTTTCTCCACATCCGACAGAGACTCCATTCGTTCTGCACCAGTCCTCAGCCGCATACATCGCGGCGAATGTGCCTTGTTGTTCGAATACGAGCCTCACCGCATGGCCTCTTGATAAGCTAGATTTACCTCTGTCATGGCCGCTTCACTTCCGCCTTTGTCTGGATGATGATCGGCAGACTTTTTGCGGTATGCCGCCTTGATCTGCTCGGGCGATGCATCCTTGCTTACACCAAGCACTACCCACCAGTCGCGGGCGATTGATGCGGGAAGGGCGAGAAAGCCTTGGAATGTGGCACGCACCAGCGCCAATGTGCCGTGACGTAATTCCACGCGGCGCGCCTCGATGATGTGGTGGATGGCTTGCAGATTTCCTTCCACGCTGCTGTAGCGATCAACGGCGATGCAAACTTGCAGCCCATCCCAAGTGAACCAAACGGACACGCCTGCATCCAGCGGCTTGTTCACGCCAAGCGTCACGTTGCTACTGATCGTCAGGCCGTCCAGCTTCTTGCCGCTGTCAACGGCGAACAGACGCAGGCTTTCCTGCACATTCTTGAGCGCGCCGGCCAAGGTGGTGCTGAACCGGCCCTTGTCGTGCGTCTTGGCGCGAGGGAACTGTTTCGGCCAAGTGAGGGGATAGGCGGTGATGGTCATGCTTCCACCCCATGCGGATAGCCATCGTGAAGAGCGCCATCAAGTAGTCGGCCAGCGGCTTTCTTGCCAACACGGTGCATGATCGTAACGGGGAATTTCCCATCGTCTCGTGCCCGCATCATGTCGCCGCCGTTCTTGAGTTCGCGTCCATCACAGTCTAGGCAAATTCCGCCTTGCACCCATGTTTGCGCCTTATTTACCCACTGCTGAAAAGAGTCGAATTGACGGAATACTGGTTCTCCTGTGGATGCGATGAAGGCGTTGGTATGCCACTCACCCCATTGCTTGAAGAGAAACGGCACGCCAGCCTCCGCGCACTGATCGCGCAGACTTCTTGCCCATTCGGGGTGCATTGGACGTGCGTTGCTGCCGGACTCTCCGCCGACAACAACCCAGTCCAACAGTTTGAGACTACCGTGCCTTAGCGCCTCAAGGCATCGCTGCGGTTCTTTCATGTCGCTCCAGCTTCCGTCGCACACGATTTCCTCGCCAATATCGCAAGCATGTGCAAGATCAACCGCCCCAAGAAGTGGCTCCATGCTCAACCAGCGCACCGCCGCAGGCGTTTGCAGCAACAACGGAATGCGCTCGTCTGCGGCTTCCTGATTTTCAACAGTTACGCCAAGCCAGACATTTGGTAGGGGCCATTGCGAGAACACACTCACTAAGTTTCCCTGCTTACCGATGTGCGAAAGGTTGGCGTAATGCAGTGGCTCCATCGTGTCGGCAAAAGTGTCACCAGCACGCACCCACTGGTCACGGACGGCGCTCGAACGTAGATAGTTCAGCATCCGCTCCGGGCGTTTCGTCAACACCTGAAACGTGTGTTGTTTTGCCAGTGCCATCACCGCAAATACCTGATCGATAAAATCATCAGGCACAGATTCATGGAATAGGTCTGACATGCTATTTACGAACACCATGCGCGGGCGCTTCCAACGAAGTGGGTCGGTCAACTTGTCATGCACCAGCTTGATCGTGCCATTCCATTTGGCAGTGCCGTGTGAGTCTTTGGTGGTCAGACCTTCGTATGGCTGACCAACCCCCGAGAATCTTCCGGCCATCGCTTCTGCATAGCAATTTCGGCAGCCATCAGAAACGCGGGAACATCCGCGCAACGGATTCCAAGTCTCCGTACACCAAGCGATACCGCCGTTGCGCTGGTCAGCCATTTGCGTCTCCATTTATGTACTCAAACTCAATGCGAGTAATGATCGTTTCGGGCGTGCAACCCTTATGGCTTGCGCAGAACATCGAAACGAACTCTGACGGCCAACGATAGGACGGATGATCTGCAAACCCTTCTAGCGCGCATTCAGCGAACCCGTAATCTGTATCGTCAGTCATATTGCGTAGCGGTTCGCGCCGGATGCCGATCACACGAATTGGCCCGCGTAGCGGCTCAATCTTTTCACCTGGCTTGAGCCCCATGCATTTGCGTACTGGGCGTAGCAAGTCGCCGAGCTTCAAGTTCATCCAGCCAAGGCGGCGCGTGACAGTTTTTGATTCGTCCACGATCTGCGCTGTTGTCATGGCAAACGATATATTCCGCATGGTTAGTCTTTCCCGGAGCGAATCGAAACGCCGCCGACGCTAATAATTTGAGAATCTTTCTTGCTCCAACATCCCGGCCCAGTCATTTCCCACCCATCAGCAATGCGCCCTGCATCAACTAATTCAGAAATGCGCTTGAACATTGCCGACGACTTGTCTTTATTGGCCGCGTGGCTTGCGCGTGAAATTCGGCCATGCTCTACATCGCATAATTGCTCGTACATCGCAGTGAGCTCGTCCCATGCCGCTACAATCGGCCCCCATTTCGGAAACTTGGCTGATACCTCAGACATTCGCGCGCGCCATTCAGGAAAGCTGCGCAGCAATCTGTAGCACCGGCCAAAGTCATCAGCGTCATACGGAACGTCAGCGTGGTCTAATGCGCTGCCAGTCATCACTGCGCAGATCGTCTCGCTACTTGTGCCGGTGTCATCGCCGAGCAACCACTCAATCGGGGTAATCTTCATTTCAACACCACCGGAAATCTGCTCAACTTACCGAGTCTGATTAAAGGTTTGCGCGTAGGCCACTTAATTTCCCAGCGCCACAATGAGACGTGATCGGCGCGCTGTGTGCTGTTGTTAAGCACCCAAACTCGGCGTGGCTTGCATTCCAGCTTCACTCCACACATCTGGCGAACGCGCCGCGCACATTCTTTGGTACTTTGATGTGGTTTGTGACGGTTCGATGTAGATCCTCTGGCGTAACGTGGCATCGGCATTCCAGACATGCCTAGTGCCGCCGCCATTGCGAGAAACGTGCTTGCTTTTCTCATGCTGTCACCTCGCGCGATTTCAGCATTTCAGCGGTCGGCTGGATGTACTGCATGTCAACTGCCGGGCGAGATTTGCCGTCGATATAGCTCTTGGGCCACGGTATGTCTGTCTCACGCATTTTGTTTTGGCGATAGGCAGATTCTTTTGTGAAAATCTCGGCCTTATTCAGGTCGGTGGTATATCCGCCAGCTTCCGCCCACCACAGGACATCATTGCCGACATAATCGCGGGAGTCCTGTAAATAAAATTCCTGTTCGGCAGCTTTCTTTTCTTTCAGGCTGTCGTATTGCTGAATTCCCCATGCCAGCGCGTAGCAACACCAGACGAAGCGATAGCTGTATTCGGTAATATCTCTTTCCCAGAAGTCTCTGAACTCGAACCCGTCATGATTGAAGTCGCGCGCTGACTCATAGGCGTCTTGCTGCGTTTCGCAGTCATGCAAAACTTCATTACTTACTGCCTCGCGCAATGAAATAGCCTTCGTGCCATGAACCGGCCATTCGTTCTCTTCGATGTATTCATCAACGATTTCGTTGATAATGCTTTTGAACTTTTCCTCGCTGTATCCTTTGTACCCGTCGCACTTATCAAGTGCTTCCAGCTTTTCTCCCCAGTAGCCAAGATTGATTGCCAGCGTTTTCCCATCTTTAAGATGCAGATGTTCGCGATCAGTGCGGAAGAACTCAAACATGTCTTCCAATCTGCGGAATACATACGTCCCCATATCGCCCGTGTAGCAGAGACAGCCAGGCCAAGTGATGAGATCAAAAACATGTTGGAAGAGTCTGGCTGCTTAAACCGGACATGGCGATTCACGCCGTCATCGCGCAAGATCGTCATTTGATGCCGGGCGACATCTTCTAAAAAGCGCAGCTCTGTGCATTGATCTCTCATACCGCCAACTCCTTTTGACGTGCGCGGATGCTGATTTTTGTGTCCTCGCCAAGCATTTCAGCAATCGTAGCTATCTCAGAACCGTGCGGCTTGAACGACGCGCTCAAGGTGACGCGCACACGCTGGAAGTCGGTGAATTCTTCGAGGTCTGAGCCGCGCGGGTCTATGTACGGCTCAATCTCAAACTTGGAAAGTCGCGCTTCGATGAACGTGAAGCCGCAAAGCTCAATCTCCATATTGACGTGTTCTCCGCTCCACTTGACCGCCCCCATTGCCGGGAAACGAACTGAATCCTTGTCGAACAGGAAGCTGCGTAGCGCCGGGTCGAATTGTGGAAGGACTGCCACGGCAACCTCGTCGATTTCCAGCTTAATATCGACAGCCAGTTCCTTATCGTCTTGCGCGCCTTCCTTGCGTGCATTGATGTGCTTGACCGCCGCCACGCTATTTTCTAATTCAAGTGCCATGATTTAGGTTCCTTGTTGGTTAATGTTCAAGCGGCAATACGTTCGTGTAGTAACTTGAAAGCCGTTGCCGCACATAAACGGACTTGCCCATTTCCTATTGCTTTTAGCCTATCTACTCGCGCCGGCACGCCGACTGCGACCCTTCCAATTTCAGGCTCTACTTCCCACGTTGCGTGCATCAAAAAATCATCCATAGACATTGGTTCAAGCGAAGTCCAGCCTACCGGCCAGTGCATCAACCATTCAACCCAATCAGGATTAAGTTGCCCGCCAATTTGGTCGTTCAAATTGCGCGATCTATTGGGGTCATCCCAGCGACTCGTTTGCCCGCTGCGAAAGTCCCTCGCTTGCGGCGTCGCGTATGTGTTGCTCTTTGTTGCTCCACGCTCAGCCGCATAGTCCAGTCGATCACGCAACGTCCCAGTCTTACCGCTGTCTTTATGATCGGACGCGCATGGCGTTGGAAATCTCACCAGCGTATTCACTACCTGCGTCAGAGACTGCCCGGTCATGTTCTCTGTCATCACTCCGCCGCGTGTTCCATCTGTAGCTGATGGAGTTGGCCAGTTCTGCATGTTGCTCACTTGATCGCGCAAATTCGCTGGCTTGCTGCGCCCCGGTCTGTTGATCGTTGCTTCTCTGTGCAATGATTCGGCTGACTTCGGCGGCAACTTGTCCATCGTTGTTGGAGTAGCCCAGAACCCAGATTCTTTCTCTGAGGTGCGGCGCGCCAACATCGGCTGCTGATAGCACGCCCCATTCCGCATCGAACCCCAGCGCGGCCAAGTCTCCAAGAACTGTTCCAAGTCCGCGAGAAGTGAGCATTGGGCTGTTTTCCACAAACACGTATCGAGGTCGTACTTCGCCAACAATGCGTGCCATTTCTTTCCAGAGGCCGCTGCGGGATCCTGTAATGCCTTCCCCCCCCCCCAGCGGCTGATATGTCCTGGCAGGGAAACCCGCCCGATACGACATCAATAATTCCTCGCCAAGGTCTTCCGTCAAAGGTGCATACGTCATCCCAAATCGGGAAAGGCGCGAGAATTCTGTCATTTTGTCTGGCGCACAGAACGCTTGCGGGGTAGGACTCCCACTCGACGGCGCAGACAGTTCGCCATCCAAGCATGTGACCGCCAAGGATTCCACCGCCAGCGCCTGCGAAGAGCGCGAGTTCTCGTAGTTCTGCATTAGGGCTTGGCTGATTAACCATGACATTTATGCTGCAACTCCGGCGAACTCTTCACTGAGCCATAACTGAGCAACTGAGTCTGTTGTATCGAAAGCGGTTGCCACGGCTGCAATGATCTGTTCGCGAGCTGGGCGAACATCTTTTGGCTGTTCGTAATTGCTGACGGCTTTTTTCTCTGTTGTGACTGCATCTTTCATCGGGAACGGCCAAACAGTAGCTGGACGCACGCCATCTTTGACTGGCTGAGTTACGGCAATGCTGGCGGCGCTATCAACGGCTGGTTGCTGCTCGGCAACCTGTTTTGCTTGTGCATCTGCTTGCGCCTTGGCTTCTTCCTCCGATTTGGCGCGTGCAGCAGCGGCTTCTGCCTCAATCTTGGCCTTAGCTTTGGCTTCTTCCTCGATGCGCATTGCTTCACGCTCGGCTTCCTGTCTTGCAGCTTCGGCGGCTTTATGAGCGTCAATGCGCGAGGTGACTACCAATTGAAAGTCATCCATTGGCTTGCCAATGATTTGTGCAAGATCGTTGAACAGGAACCCAAACCCGGCGGACGTTTCTTTGCACCAAGTTAGCTTGGCGCGAATGTCTTTTGCCGCCGCATCTGCGACGATCTTGCCATTCGCCAAGGCATCATCCACTGCGCTTTGCATACTGGTGTAGTTGCGTTTGCCTTTGATTGCTGTGGCAAAGTCAGGGCGCTGCACATTCAATTGAATCGGGCGAGTATCAGCTTCTAGCGCCTCAATATGTGCGGAGTAAGCAATTCCGGCCTCACTTACCATCAGGCGTTTTTTGGCGAGGTCTTCTTTCTCTACATCTTTTTCCAATTGCAACGCTGTTTCGTTGAGGTCTTTGCTCCATGCATCCATCATGCGTGCAGCCTCTCCGATGGTTACGGTCTGCGACAGCATCGAATCCTTCGATACCTTGATCTCTTTGGCTTTGTCGCGGAACATCTTGGCCGCCGCCTTTGCGTTGGAGAAGTCTTGGTCTGAAACAAGCGCGATGGCGCGTACTTCTTCGAGCTTGGCCTTCAATGCTTCGCCAAACTCTTTCATATTGTGAGTGGTGATCTCACCCTTGGCGTGAACGAATAGGGCTGGAAGCTCAATTACTATTTCCGCCTTTGGCTTCTCGGCAATTACACGAGGCACATAGTTGGCAAGATCAATCTCGAATTGCTTCCATCCGGCGATGATGCGATCACGCATTGCCGAATCTGACTTGTAGGTGCGTTCGCGCTTTTCAACCAATTCATCGTTATCGTTAAATTTGCTAGCAATGAATAGCGTTTCATCGCAACCCAATACCATGTGCTGCTGTTCCATCTGAGAGGTGTAAAGTTCAGACAGTGGGAGATCGTTATCGAAAACATCGCGCAGATCATTGTTGAGGCTCTTGTGCTCGAAATTTTTGTCATACGCCATCGTTATGCCGTCGGATGACGCAGACAGCAGGCGAGACAATCCATAGTCCTCGGTGGCAATGATCGGGTACAGGTCTTCGCCAATAATTTCTTCGGCAATCGGTCTGGCAAGCGCCTCGAAGCGATGCCCGTCGGCAAATCTGCGTAGCGTTGCTTCGTCGAACTCCTGGACAACCCCAGTTGCATATTCCTCAAGCAATTGAGTGCGTGTTTTATATTGCGAGATTCCAAGCATGGCCGGAACATCGCTCGCGTTGAAACACTTTACGCGGTGCTGGTGCCACTCTGGCGATCCTTGTTGTAGGTTATGAATTTGCATTTTTATCTCCTGTAGATGCTTGCTCTTTGTCCCAGCGATCCCAGCACAAACCCTTGTCCGAGAAGTGTTGGCATTGAGAAAAAGACTGTCCAATATTCGAATTGCAGATATTCCAATCAAGACTGACTGAACCGGCACATTGGAACCACCACCGTGGGCATGTGAATGAGCGCATTTCTGTACCAACAGGGAATGGCTTTCCTTGCTCCCAGTCTGCAACAGGAATCCCGCCAAAATCCTCAAGCGCCAACCCATTGCCGGCCCCGATCTTGATTCCGGGATTGGCCTGATAGACGCGCACAACATTTGGCAATTGTTTGCGGCCAGTGAATTCGACGAACTCGGATACCCTGAACCCAAAGCCTTTGCAGTTGTGGCAAACTATCGCGGCCTCTTTGCTCTCACCCATGCCGGAATACAGACCTGTTCCACGGCATGAGCCACATTCATGTTTTACGGTAATGGTCATGTCAGCCTCAGTCGTTCTCGTGTGACCACGAATCAATCGTCTGTTTCTGATCGTCAGTGAGCTTTTCCTTGGTTTCGATGGTAGCGATCAGGTCGGCGACGGTTCTTGTCTTTTCGATGATCGCCTTCCGCCATCCGGCTTTTTTCTTCTCAAAGTTCTCCGGTGTGCAGATGGGGATTTCTTTTTTGCCGGTATCGGCTGCGGCGGATGCTGAATTCCCGCCTTGCTCTGCTTTGTTCTGCATCACACTTTGCCAAGTGGCCTCTCCGTCCTTGATCGCGCCGAAGATTCCACGCAGCGTCACGATTTGCGGCGGCGAGCATTTGGCTAGGTCATGCCCAAGATACGAGGCCAGATCGGTAGCGGTAACACCGATGGAAGAAAATGCGTCCACGATGCGCTTACGCTCTGCATCTGGGTCTTTCGCGGCATCGTCCAATCGGATTTTCTTGATGATCTCTTCCGCCTCGTCGCACAGATCGCCAGGTATGATGCGCAGGCCAAGCGAGCGCATGGCCTTTGAAATTAGGGCCCCGCGCTTATTGAGCAGGTCATCGTCAGTTCCGAGTACGGTGTAAACGTCCTTGTTGTAGCTGTTCTTGCGCACGCTGATGTAGGAGCCATCGCTATTCGGCTTGCTGCGTTCAACAGTTTTCGACACGCGAACGTCAAGCGGGTAGGTGATATTTGCTTCAAGATCGGTGACTGATACGCGGTGAACTTCCTTTTGCTCATCCTCGAAGATCATGGTGGTTTCGACCAGCACGTTCTTCATGCAGCGTAGTGCTACTTCGACAAAGCGAATCCCAAGACCTTCCACGCCTTGCCCGATTGGCTTGATGTAATAGGCGCTCTTGTTATTGGCGAAGCTGGGTCGGCGACATTCCTTGAGCAATTCCTGACGAACTGCATCCATGTTCCGTGGATTGCGCATCGCCATGATGTAGCGCGATTCAACCATTGCTTTTGACTGGGCCGCGATTGCCGTTGATGCGGTTTCGACAACCGCCATAGTCCGGCCTGTTCCGCCGAAATCTTCTTGTGTTGCCAGTGCTGTTCTGTCGTTCATTTTGTGTGCTCCTGTTGTTTTTATATTTTGTGGAGGTCACGGCTTACGCCGCGACCCGTGACCAGCGATCAGAGACTCTTGGTGCAGCGGAAGCCGACGTCGTCGCCGCGATACTCGGGGTAGCCGCCGTTGAGACGGAACACACCGGCACGCGAGTTGGAGCCCCAGAAGCCGCCCCGCAAGAGCGCACGGCCAGACCAATTTGCGCCACCTTCTGGGTACCAGCCGACGCCATTCTTTTGCGATTTTGCTGGCGCGGTGGTAAGCGAGATTGAATCGGCGGCGATCTTGCCGGTCAGTCCGTTCTCATCACCTTGAACATCGTCGAATACCCATGAGTAGCAGTTCCCGGCAAAGTCATAGATGCGCTCACCGTTCGAGAGCTGGTGCCAACGGCGCTCTTCTGCATCCTCGGATTCGTAGGTGCCGGCTTGTGCTTCACTGACGTTATCTTTGTGGATGCCTTGGAAAATCTTGCCTTCGCCGACCCTGCCGCCAGTCCAGTTGATGTCTTGCTGACTGATGTCGTAAGCAATCGCCAGTGCGCGGGTTTCTGCCAGCAGGTCATAACCAGCAACGGCGCAAGCCTTACGCGCTTCGTCGTAGTTGATCTCAACCCAAGGCATAGCATCGGCAACAGACTGCGGGATACCGGCTGGGCCGCGTGTTGCGATGTACTGAGCAATTTGGAAAGATGGGACAACCTTTCCGCTTGGAAGCGTTACTTCCGGCACTGTGATGAAAAGGCTGCTTGCCTTAACTGTGGCAGCCACTTTGGCGCGCAGGTCGGAAGCCAACAGATGGTATTCAGCAGCGCATGATTCTGCGTATGCTGCAATCGCTGGGATGGTGTGCTTATCAGTAGTGAGGTTTAGGACGAAGTATTCGTCGCCGAAGTGCTTCCCGCCTGGCGCATCGGTTCCGTCGGTGCGTGATATGTTGAATTTGTGGTAAAGACCTTGTGCTTGCTGATTCATTTTTTATCTCCATTAAATTTACGTTGATTTTGCGAAACTCATTTCTTTACTATCAGCCACCAAAACAACATGCATAAAGCAATTGCGCCAGCCCAGCTCATCCCGATTAACAACAAGTAGTAATGCCAGTTGCGCATTGTGATAATCCAGCGGTTTAAGTTGTTTAATCTCATTGCGGCTCCCTATAACGTGTTGGCTGAATGCAATTCGCGCTTTGCAGAAACGTATGCGCTGTATGCGAATTCTGGAGTATCGAAATACCCAAGGTGTCTTTGCTTCCCAGCAACCTGAATGCGCGCTTGATATTTCTTTTTTTCTGCATGGAAATGAACCCCAAGAAACCGAGACTGATTATTTTTCTTTGCGACAATTTGATTTTGTAGATTCTCGCCAGTCGTAATATTTCGCAGATTCGACATGCTGTTGTTCGACGTGTTGTGATCTATGTGGTCAATGTCTCCGCTCGGATATTCGCCATGCACATATAGCCAAGCTAGGCGGTGTGCGTAATACAGCTTGTGGTCGATATTGATCTGCACATACCCGTGCGCATAGGTTCCGGCGACCATTCCTGCTTTCCATCTGCCATAAGTCACTTTTCTTGTGAAAACCCCAGTCTCTGGGTCGTAAGAAAAGAGTTCTTTGAGTTGCGCTTGAGTAATCATTTCTTCGCGCTTTTCTTGGCACAATGAATCTGCGTCCACCCTTCAATCTTTGTCGGAAGTATGCAAAACACAGCCCCTTTGAAAGCTATGATGCTTCCGTGCTCTTTTGCCTCTATCGCAACGTCTTCAAGGCGTTCATCTAGTTGGCATGGACGGAAATATCCGACCGCTTCGCGATATGCCGTAACTCCCATTTCAGGACGGCTTGCAATCATGTTGCTGGCTGTTTGCATGACAATCTCCCTTCTCCGATTTAGTTGAGCACTGATGACATAGGCAACTTCTGACCCCGACCCATATCAATCCGCACTGCTCGCACTTGTTTTGCACATCGCGCATAAGCCACGATGGGTTTGGTGCGCTTTCGTCATATCCGAACTGGTTTCGCATTTGCGCCTCCATTCAATTGTTCTGACGCCTTCACCCGGAGCAGGGATAGACTTCTTTCGAACTGTCTACGGTCGGCCTGTATGGCTATCAGGCTGCCTACCTATCCCGGTCGGTGACACCGTGCTAACCAGCTCACATCGCACCTGCAATGCAAGCCAGAGGGATTCTTTGTTGCTTCTGGCTGCCACTACTTTTAACCCGTCCCAGCAACTCTCTTTATTCAGCTCTCCACCTTTCGGCTTCGGCAATGTGTGAGGCGTAACGTCTGCGCTTATTGGGTTTGGCTACTGACCCACGGTGATTTGTGGAACACGGTGCTTTGTGTTTTGCCTGCGCTCCGGCTGGTTGCTGCTTCACGATGCGTTGTGTTGCGGCTTGGGAGAATTACACCATACGGTGAATTACAAGTCAACACCAAACGGTGAATATATTTGTATTGGGCAATAAAAAACCCGCCTGAGCGGGTGGTGATTGGCTGAAATATAGTGGTGCTGGCTTATGCTGCCGAATTACTTACTCTTGAAATGGTTGTTAAGCCATGCTGCAAATTTCTGATCGTCTCCTGGCGGAGTTACGCCATGCGTGTAGAACTGAGTATTTAGGGCATCAACTCGCTCTTGATCTATCTGCGCGGCAGTCTTGCCCGCCGATCTGGCTAAATCAATCTTTCTATCAAATTCACTCATTACTTTAGCTTTAATCAGTCGCCATTGATCTTCAGTGAGATTTGTATTGGCCTTTTTTAGTATTCCAGAGAGCAGTTCCCATTGCCTTTCTTTGTAGGCAATTTCTTCTTGAGAATGCGTCGCGCAATGCGGCTTTGCTCTAAATAGTTGGAAGAACCATGTAAGCATCGAGGAATTACCAAAGATCACAATAGTATGGGCTCCCATCTATCGTTAGCGCTATCTTTGAAGACGTGTGATTCTGTACTTCTACATTTCCATAGTGAAATACTCTATGACAATTCGCGCAAAGCACTAACATGTTTGAGCAAACGTCTAATCCACCATATGCCAAAGCCTCTAGGTGGTGTACTTCGCAATAATCGGTTCCATCGCGCTTGGTGAATTTGTACCCGCAAATTTGGCACGCAGATCCGCGTGCCAACTTGATTTTGGCTACAAGGCCGGAATCCCTTTCATATCGACTTGATATTTCCGCTAAAACCACTAGATGATTAACGTTTTTCATCCACTCGCGATTGCGCGTATGAAAATCTTTAACATCCTGCCATTGCTGTGTTGGCAATAGACTCGTTATATTTTCGTGCTCTGGATTTCCGGGAAGTTCCGCCAAAATAAATTTCGTGTCATCGTTTAATTCTCGCGGGTCATCAATGGTAAATCCATAAACTGATAGCCA